TTGAGGCGAGTCAATAGCTAATTCACTTTTTATTCACTTTTTTTTAGATACTAAAAAGCCTCTCGATTTCGCGAGAGGCTGCATAGGGGGGGGGATTAGATTCTGGCTAGTTCTCGAAGACGATGATGAAGCCCTCGCCTCCCATCGTGCCGATCACGTTGTAGTCGATCCAGTCTACAGCCTCCTCGTCAGTCATCTTATCTCTCTCCTTGAATATGCCTACGAGCTTAGGATAGCTGTAGCATAGACAGCCGGAATGAGAGACTCCGATGATGGCGTCGTCTAGCTTGTCGAATCGTATAGCCTTCGGATCGCATGATTCTATGAACTGCTGTATCTTGATTGCTTCTTTCATTTTATAAGCCCTCGACCCTCGACTTGGCGATCTCGTAGTAGTCAGAATCTAGCTCGCATCCTACGAAGCTGAAGCCTTCTCGAACTGCCGCTTTGCCGGTTGAGCCGGATCCCATATACGGATCTAGAACCGTGCCGCCCTTTGGCGTTATTAGTCGGCAGAGATAACTCATGAGAGACGTCGGCTTTACCGTTGGATGATTGTTGCCCTCCTCCCTGTCCGCTCGGCTTGTTTTCGGACAGTAGAAGAATCGAGCCGCCGACGCTTTACCTGCCCTTGGAAAAAGTTCCATGACCTCTTGAGATCCGTCATGAATTAGATTAGTCGGAAAGCGACCGGCGTCTGCCGTGCGGCAGCCATCAATGTTAATCGCACCAGTTCCCCACTTGAGGACATTAGCGGCAACTGTTCTCTCAGCTAGAGGCTTTCTCGCCAGAGTAAAGAACTCGCAAGCTGGCTTTATCGCTGTTCCCCAGCCGTCCCATTTTTTCGCGGCTTCGGTTGCTGGAGCTGTTATGTCTATCTGTTTGCTTATACATTTTCCTATGCCTTGCGCTGATATAGGAGAGGCGGCATTCGCCAATTTCATGTCTATTCCGGTCTTCTGACCTATGACCTCGCGCCGCTTAAGGTTCTCGCTCTCTACGCTTCTTTTATCGCATTCATCCTCTACCCATTTCGGAACGTCTGAGAATAGATGGCGACAGGCTTCTAGATGTTCTCTAGTCATGATAGCTGGCTGACTAGCTGACGTCGTGTAGTGTCCTCCCATCTGTGTCTTTGTAGCTGCGTCTATTTGTTGCCCCCTTACTCCCTGCGATCTGACCCATTGCGTAAATTTGAGCTTCCTCGCAATCTGCGCCTCCGCTGCGTCTCTCTTATCTATTTCTTTACTGACGTCTAAACTCTTTGGAAAGCCGGATCCGTAGACCCAGCTTACCACGTCACGGATCTCAAAGCCAGCGTCCTCGATGTTCACGACCATTCTGTGCTGCGTCCGTGTGCCGCAAGCGATCAGCGCGTGACCGCCATGCTTCAAGACTCGAATAGCCTCAGCCCAGACCTCTGCGCTCGGAACGTCGTAGTCCCACTTTTTACCCATAAAACTGATGCCATACGGAGGATCGCAGACGATACTATCTACGCTGTTGTCGGCTAGTGTTTTCATCTGCTCTAGGCAGTCTCCTTTTAGTAGCTTAATCATATTGTTTTTCATTTAATTGTAGGGAAGTAGTTGCCTGCTGTTTTGTGGATCTTTCTCTGATCGCTTAGATTCTTCAGAAGCCTGTAGACTGTTCGATCGCTGACGTCGTGCTTCGACGACATGCTCGGAACGAAATCTCTGGGATCGACTCCCGCGCTAGTGATCTCTGCGAGGATCTCTCCTGCGCTAATTTTCTGACCTGCTCTCTTGAGCTTTTTAGCGTCCAGATCTTCGCGAAGACTGAAGAGCGGAAAGTCCCACTCGACGACGAAGGGATCCATGCCGGCGAAGTTCCGGAGCGCAGAGTGAACTGTGTAGCAGTCCTTCTCCTCATGAGCTGTGAGTCCCATGATCGTGTCCGGATCGCGAGCGAAGACCCCAGAGCCGCTTATGCGATCGAGAGGATCCTTCTCCGATTGGTTTCCTTTCGAGTAGTGCGCTCCAAAAGCCACAGCCGCTCCGGTCTTCTCGACGATAGCCTCGACCTCGTTCATGAGCAGACCGATATCGCCCGCGCTGTTCTCGTCTCGATCTCCGATAGCCTTGTAGATGGGATCTATGCAGAGCAGAGCGCATCCGTTCGTCAGACGCTCCTGCAGAGTCTCTAGGATGAGCTTCAGATCGTTGCAGATTCCTCGGAGGCTCCAGACCTTCAGATTCATAGGAGGCTCCATATCCATCGCCTTACAGACGCTACGAACTCGATCGAGGAAGAACTCATGCGGAACCTCGAAGTTGAGAAAGATCACGTCGAGTCCGGTATTCATGACCTTGTGTCCGAACCAGTCCCTGCCTCCTGCTACGGATGCGGCTAGGTTCAGCAGCGTCCACGTCTTGTAAGACTTCGAGCCTCCTCCCAGAACCATCTTCGTGCCTCTGTGTAGCAGACCCTCGATGAGAACAGGATATCGCTGCATGATCAGCTTATTGAGATCATCTGGGATCTCGCCTGCCGCAGTCCACGTCGGCATATTGCCGATCGCCTCCGCTCTCTTCTCGTCTACTTCGATCTGCTGTGTCTCGACCGCTCCTGTCTTATTGTAGAAGTCGCGACCGTCTACCGGAGGCTCATTGTCTCCGAACTCATCTGCCAGAGCCAGAGCTGCTGCCTTAAAGTCTCCTCCGTGTTCTGCTGTAGTGTATAGAGAGAATGCCGAGTAGTTCTGCATAGGCTCCAGAGGAGCTGCGCTGTCCGTGTAGCAGTAGAAGGATCCATCGAATCGTAGCTCTCCAGATATGCCTCCTCGCTTGGATGGTCGAGTGCAATATGTCCGAGTGCTGTCGCCTCGCTGTAGCTGCCATCCTAGACCCTGCAGAATGCCTACAGATCGCTCTCGAACATTAGGAGACGCGGAGTATCGATCTCCGATACGATCGCCTGTGGCGGCTTTAGGAGCTGCCGTATTGACGACCTGCTCCTCCTCGATGTAGACAGGAAGCTCTACGGCGTCTGGAGCGTAGTGAATCTCTGGATCGTGCGATAGGAAGCATAGCCGCGATAGATCCTTGCCGCTCTCGTCCGCTTCGAGTCCGTATGTCGAGAGATAGCGTCTGGCAGACTCGAAGGCGTCGCGATGCTTCTCGATGCTGTTAGGGATAGCGAAGATAGCTTTTAGTCCGTTGCCGGAAGGAGAGACGAACGCTGCGATGACGTGAGGATCGAACCTCATCTCGTCTACCTTCTTCGCCGGAGACTCGATCTTATCGACATCCATGCAGATCATCCCAGAATGACTAGTTATAGCCTTGCTAGATCTACGAGAGAATTGACCGCAGAACATGACTGCAGGCAGATCTCTCTTTAGCTCGGAGGCTCGATCTAAATCTCCGGCTTCTGTCGCCTCTCTTACTGCTGTGACGTTCTTTGCGAATCGTCCGCTACCGTCTCTGATCCATTCGATGATCTTTTCGAGATCGAAGTCTGTAGTCTCTGTAGCTCTCGCTTGTTTAACGATGCTGATCCGTCGAGATCCATAGTAGTCTGCCGTGCTTTGTCTTTCTTCCATAGTAGTTTGTCGTTTAATTTTTTTAGTTCTTCGATTAGTTCTGATCTATTCATCTGTCCTCCTTTTGGGTAGTCAATAGATAATTTGAGAAAGCACGATTCCGCTCGCTGTTCCGAGAGAAGCTCCTGCTGAGTAGACGATCTTGTCTGATAGATTCGAGAACGCTGCTCGCTGCGCGTTAAAGCACCAGACCAGAGATATAAGAAAGCCGACGACGACTGCTCCGAGAATCTTTGCGTTAGCGACCTGCCAAGTGTTGAGGCAGATCAGCGCGACCTGTATGTAGGCGTAGAAAAATGTAGTGATGTTTCTCATCCCCGCATCCTCCTTGCATATTCTGCGATCAGCGCAGCGTCTACAAATCCATCGAACGGGATCCTGCTTCGAGGCGTTCGCCTCCAGTTCGTATCCGTCCAGATCTCGTCAGCCGCTTCGAGCGCAGCCGCCTTTGTGTCGAACTTCTCCTTCATGCCTTTTGGCTTCTCGAAGAATTGCTTCTGCCATGTCCTCGCCGCCATAGTCTTGAACTTTATCCGGTTCGATACTAGGAGAGCTTTGATGATCGCGAAGGAGTAAGTCATAGACCGCAGACCTGCCGCGCTCGGAGCGTGACCTCCGGGATCTTCGACAGATGCGAAACAAAAATCTCTCTTAAATTCGCTGTCGAATAACTTAGCCAGAACATCGATATCGATCTCTCTCTTCGCGCCTACTTTCTTCGTAGGCATAGACATCATCTCTAAGATCTTGTCTCCTTCGATAGTCACTATCGCGCCGTCGAGACCGCAGTCGATCCCTATGTAGCGAGTCGTCACTCTCTCTCTCCTCTGTCGATGATTAGTCGATCCTTTAGATGAGAGATGCCTGCCTCTAGATCCTCGACCTTCCTTTCGAGTCTTTTGTTTTCTTTTGTTAAAGATTCGCAGGTTCGAGACATCGCTTCGAGTCCCTGTTCTAGGATTTTTATTTCGCTTCTAGTGTATACTTTTTTCATGCTAGTTTTTTCTTCCATCTATAATAGGTTACATAGTGAATACCGACCAATTCACAGGCTTCAGCAACCGTGACCTCGCCTTCCTCTCTCGCTTTTTCTACATCGTCGAGAATGCTCCTTTTTTGATCTGCAGAAAGTTTTGTGGACGTCTGAATTTTTTCTTCATAAAGCTCGTCGCCTATTTGCTTCTCTAGCCTCTTAATAGACTCGACCTCCTTGCCTAGCCTTTCCTCAGCCCAGCTCATGAACCTAGAGATCGACTCCGGATAGTTCTGCTTAACGATCATAGTCCCAGCTCCTCTTCTATGAGCGAGAGCAAGACTCTATAGTTAGCTCGCTGCGCCAGATGCTTCTCTACTTGTTTAAGCGAGTGAGTGACCGCGCTCCGGTCTCGACCGAAGGAGGAGGCGATGTCCCTGTCTGCTAGATTGAGTTGCTCCTTAGCTACCTTGTAGCAGAGATTCCTCACGGCTACGACGGAAGCTACTCGCGTAGATCCTCGGATTACTTTGGCAGGTTTGCCTGTGACGCTCTCTGCCGCTTTGATGATTGCGTGTGTGCTTAGTAGTTTTGTTTTCATATTATTTTATCCTCTAGGATCGTAGTTTTTTAGATGTCTCCAGACCGCAGTCAGATGCTGTAGGAGTTGGTATTCTTTTTTCAGTTTATCTTCATCGTAGACCGCAGTCTCGATTCGTCCTGCCTCTGTAGTAGAGATGTAGACGTTCGCTCCTACGCAATGGTCTAGAGTTCCGAATGCCGCCATAGCGTAGGCTGCTATCTGCGTCGCTTGGAAGTCGAACGGAGTGATCTTCACTCCTTCCTTCGTCTTCTTTGTCTTGAAGTCGATGATGATATTCGAGTTGCCGTAGCGAGCGAGTAGATCGACTCGACCGGCGTAGCCTTCTTTAAGATTCACGACAGTCCCTTCGCGTTCAATGTTCTGAAGATTCAGAGTGCGAAGATATTCCATCGTCGGCTCGACGTATTGCTTCAGATCCTCCGCAGGTTCGACGCTATCGAACGCAGCGTCTATTGCGTCGTGAATGCGAGTGCCTAGCTTTGCAGCCTTGTCTGTCTCCTCGTAGCTTCGAGATCTGATACGATCGAAGTAACGAGCGTCTGTCTCGCCTTCATCGCGAGGAGTCGAGAGTGTGGCTTCGATAGCTTTGCCGATCTTCCATCGATCGAGTCCTGCCTTCGCCATGATTCCGAAGATAGTAGTGACAGAAGGGAGCAGGCGATGCTTTCGAGCATCTCGGAGAGTCGTGTTTCGCTCTCCATCTCCCTTAGTTTTTTTAATCGTGTAGGCGGGAACGCCTTCGCGAGAATACCAATGCGATCCGTCAAGATCGACTTTCTTTTCTAGTGTAGCCATTTTATTTTTTTTGGGTTAAGTGATCGACACCGCATGGAAGCGATGCCGATCAAGTTATTTTGACCAATCAGCAGAGACGCTGAAAATTAGAACGGACAGTCTGCCTGTGTGCCTGTCTCTGGAGTCCAAGCTACGGGAGCAGAAGCGACTGTCGCTCCTACCGATGATAGAGCCTTGCCTACGCTAGCAGGAAGAGCTACAGGAGCCGCAGGAGCTACGGGAGCCGCAGGAGCCGCTACAGCTCCGAACTGATCTACGGGAACGATCTGAGCAGAGTAGTCTGCGAGGCTCGTCTTCGCCGGAGAGATCCGAGTGATCTTCGGATATGTAGTTCCCATCTGTGAGACTACATGCTCGATCGATACGACCGCTCCTTGACCCTTGAGAGTGCAATAGTCCCAGCCGTAGTCCGGAGCCTGCCCTAGCCAGCTAGAGAGGAACTTGTAGAGCGTAGACTTAGGAGAGCCGGAGATCTTCATCTCGAAGGTCTGCACCTTGTAGAGACGACCGTCCTGCGCCTTGAAGCCGAAGAGAAAGCGAGTGACATCGATCTGCTCCTCTTCCTCTGATTGATACTTCTTCCTAGTGACGCCGAACTCGTCTGCGATCTCTAGGCATGTGACGACGAAGTCTCCGGAAGGAGCTAGCTCGTCGATAGTGAATCCGCTAGAGGATTCTGTTTTTACCGTTAGTATAGCCATATGTTTTTTTATGCTTTTTGGGTTGTTAGATTGCAGAGCTTATAAGGCTCCGCGAGAGATTAGTTCTGCCTTTACCTTCTTCCAGTATTTGAGGGTGGCTTGCTTTTTGTAGCCGTTGAGACCGCCGTTGTGGATGCGAGCTACGTCTGCGATCGTCACAGTCCTTCCGATGCGTCGCTCGGTAGCGTAGCGATCCATGTAAGCGAGAACGATCTTGATCGATGTCTCGCGATCGAAGGCGTCCTCATGCGTCCAGTCTTCGCCGGCATACTCCGCAGCGTCTGCGACGTAGGCGGCGTGAATCTGTAGGCATCCGTAGGCGAGACCGTCGTCGCCGATGGCGTTGTCGTTGCCATTAGATTCGACGGCGATGAGAGCGAGAATGAGAGTCATGATATTCATAAAATTAAAAGTTCGGTTTTGAGCAGATCCGAAAACTGGTTTGAGGATTAGAAGCTGTAGTCGTAGTGATGTCTAGGAGAGTGAGATGGTCTCGCATATCCGCAAGACATTCCGACCTGTCTGAAGGCTCCATTTTTGCGTAGAGTGAACTTCGTTACTCCGAGACGATTTGAAGAAGTAAACTCCCAGCTTTGCGAATAAGGCTCCGCGCCTTTCTTATGATTCACTTCCATTTCCTTTGCGAAAACTGTTTTGCCGCTAGGAGAAACGTGAACGACTTCATACGCATTGGTATCGGTTCCCATTGTGTAGTTGAGATATAGTGCTTTGCCCTCAATAGATTTTTCGACTCTCAACTTTTCTGTTAAGACGATTGGATCTGGGCGTTTGCCGAATAGTGATGTAGTGTTTTTCATGATCGTGTTTTTTAGGTTTTTGATTAGGTTAAAAAATTCGGTTTTGAGCAGATCCGAAAACTGTGTTGAAGATTAGTCTTGGAGAGCTTCGAGAGCTTTTGCTTTAGAGAAACGACTGCGGCGTTTTGCTCCGTTTTTTAGAAAGTAGAAGTTGTGCTTAAAGTAGTATGAAAGATCTGTGATTGCGACTGCAGATTCGCAGATGATTTGTCCTCCTTCGACTTCCATGTAGGCTTGCTTATCGTGATCGTAGTAAGCGCGAACTGCCTCGTGGTTTGACCAATTTTCATCGTTTGGAACCTTAGCGTCTGTGAGCAAGCGATCTAGTCTATTGTTTTCTTTAGCTAGTTCGTTAGCTTCTTTTACTAAGGCTTGGAATTTGTTTAGGTTTTTCATGTCGTGTTTTTTGTGTGTTAGGTTCGAGGCGGGAATCGCTTCGATGTAGAAGATAGAAAGCTATCCGGACAGGCATGTCAATACCCTATTTCACTTTTTTCTCACTTTTTTTTAGAGCGTGAAAATCGCTCTCTAGCCCGCTTGTAGCCTACTGCTCGCCGTCCTGCGACCAAGAATCGTCGCTGTCGTCTTCATCTTCCCACTCGATTTCGCAGTCTTCTATGTCGGAGTCCTCGAACTCCTTCTCCTCCTTTATCATTCCGAGAGCCTCCTTGTATAGAGCCTTCTCGACCAGAGAATTGTCTGTGACGTGCATGACGCTCCCGTCTTCATATTGAACGACGATAGCAAAGTGCTGAAAGAACTCCGATAGGATAGACTTAGCTTTCTCCAGAGACTCTTCTGTGGCTTGCGCCAAAATGATGTTCCGCTCGAAGTTATGATCCATGATTTATGATCCTCTCTGCCGCCGCGTAGTCATCACCGGCGTCGCAGATGATAGTAACTTTTTTCGAGTCTATAGGTTGCTCGCTCGCATGAGAGTCCGAGCCGTATTCTATTCCATCTCTGAAAAGACTCGCGACTATTCCTCCGGCGTTCAATACCCAGCTCGCCTCGTTGTCGAATCTGCAGTCGTCGATGACTACTACTTTCGCTCCATCCATTTGAGCTTGCTCGACTCGATGCTTCATCGCCCAGAGCCAGATATTCTCGTCGATCATTCCTCGACCCCATTCAGTTCCGAGAGTCTGCATGAGATATCTCGCGCTCTTTCCTAGTCCGTCGATCTCTCGTTCTTTGTATAGCTGATTAGAAAGATAGAAAGAGTTAATGCCCATCGCCTGCAGCATCGCTCGCATGGGATCTGCGAATGAGATGATATGAGTCTCCTCGTTTAAGATGTCTGCGATCGCTGCCGCGACTGTAGATTTTCCGACCTGCTTTGCTCCTGTTAAAGCTATGATTCTCATACTGTCTTAAAGTGCCGAGTCAGCAGTCCTTCCGTCTTATGATATTCAAACGCGCTCGCTCCCTTTTGGGATCCGACAAAGCCTGCTCCGGCGTGCCATGCGTCTGTAGCGCAGAGAGCTTCGAGATACTCGACGACCAGACCGCTCTGCTCATCGATGACGACCGGAGCGATCGCCTTCTTATGATGGACGTGTCCACACTTCAGATGGCGATACTTTGTAGATCCCCATTCTTTGGCGAACTCTGCGGCTATAATCAATGCCCACTTCTGTGCTGCGATCTTGTCGCCATGCGCCCATAGCAGAAGGTTGTCTCCCCAGATTAAATGCTTGCGAGGATTAGGAGTCGTCTTGATCTCTACGTTCGAGCAGTCCGAGTAGTAAGCCTCTAGGACGCGAGCGAGCCAGAGTTCTGAGTGAGAGGAGTGATTGCCCTCTAGAACGACGATCTCGATCTCTGGAGCTATTGTAGCAGCTATCTCGACGCATTCTCTGCAGGCTGCTATGACGTAGCTTACGATCCTGTGATATCGACTATCAGCATCGAGAGCGTGACCGCTCGACGGAGTCCGGTTGCTGCGATCGTCTACGTGCAGCATGTCGCCGCCGAAGACCAGAACGCATTTGCTAGGATTGTTCGCTCTGCCGGCTAGAGCTTGCGTCGCCTCGATCATTCTCTGCGCTGCGATGTCGCAGTTATAGTCTGAATCTAGCGTCTCTATCTCGTCTGCATACATGCCGACATGAGCGTCGAATAGATCGATCTCGAACAGAACGTCCTCTCCGGTCTTCCTGCTCTTCTTAGTCTTGGAGACCTTAGCCTTACCCTTCACCTGCTCGCAGAGTCCGTCTACGACGTCCTGCATGAGTTCTATATTCGGATGCTGCCGCCGCCATTCCTTGACCACGTTGCCATCTGCGTCGAACTGGACGGTCGAACTCTTGATCGCCAGATGATTAGGATTAGGAGCTTTAGATCTCCAAGGAACGTCGCCTTGCCCCTCTAGTTGCTTAACTAGCTTCCGCAGATTGCTAGGATCCTTTCCGAGCAGTTTAGCTGCTCCGTTATAAGAGCCGCATTGTAGATACGCCTCTACGACTTGTTTTTGGTATTCAGTCATAAATTTCGATCGCTACCGATCGATGCGAGGCTTGCTCGCTACTTAACCTGTGAGGAGCCGAAGTAGAAACCAACGATCGCTAGAGCAGTCTGTCTTACTTCTGGCAGAATAACGTAGCCGCCAATCTGATCCCATTTCACAGTTTTAAAGAAGCCGAAGAAGCCGTCCGTCTCTCGACTGACGCTGACTCCGATATCAGTAAATGCGACAATAGTCGGAACTACTACGATCGCGAATAGAACGACGCATGTGATAACGCGCCGCATTAAAGCTCCTCCTCTATTTGCCGCCTCATTAGCCGAGGCGTCTGCTACCTGTTGCTTCGCTAGAGTCTGCTCGAATAGTCGAGCCTGTGTCTCCGCTTGGTTAGCGATCATCTTCATTATAAAGCCGCTTACGCCGCCTCCGAGCATTGCTAGTAGTTCTGGTGTCATGCTATTTTTTACGTTTGTTGTGGAAGTCGAATAAGACTTTTACTTTTTCCGCTAGAGATTCGAGATTGTAGTGCATCCTAGCTAAGACAATTATAAGAGTAATGATGCCTATGAGAACAGGAGTGATAGATGATATGACTTGCAGAACTTCATTCATTTTTTCCGCAGCTCTTTAATCACTTTGATCGCAGAGACAGTCATGTAAAGGAATGTGGAGATACCTACACAAAAGACTAGAATTTCATTCACGGTAGCGAGTTCGATGGTAGCAATAAAGCCGCCGGTTCCGATTGTAGATTTGTAGATGATATCATTCATTATACTAAATTGACCCAAGCTCCGTTTTCGCGTCCTTGAAACTTATTGTCAGTTGTGTTGTAAATAACCATGCCGTTTGCGGCAGTTAAGGCGTCTCGCTCTGTAGTCGTTAGGGATCCGAATTGAGTGTATCCTCCGTCAGCAACCTTAGCGTTTTTCATTTCCGTATATTCAGACTCTAGCTTGGTATAACCATTATCTTTATCTACGACTATTACGTTCGTATTAACATCGCTGCTATCCGTGTGAGTTATTTTAAATTGACCAAAGTCTGCATCGTTTGAGTCTCCATACATTCCTAGCTGTATTGAAGGAGCATTGTTTCCAGTATGCTCGAAATGCAATCCGTCAGTCGCGTCTCTGGAGTCTTTGAAAACGAATTTTTTATACGCTCCGAAGTTAGTGTCGCTGAATATTTTTGTTAGGACAGTATTGCTGAAGCCGACATCTACATTTTCGGCATCTAGCCTCAGAGTGTTAGATGAGCTAGGAGTATTCCCCAAAAATTTTATTTGTCCTGCCTGCTCGCCACTATGCCATTGCTGGATTACAAAATTATCACTAGTCTGCCCCTCGTAGCGAAGTAAGATTTCGTCATAGATATTGTCTGACTTTTGGAGTCTAACTGCACCGCTTTTGTAGTAGCAATTTTCTTTCACAAAACTAGTGTTTGATTCCGAAAGAGTTAAACCACTTGAAGCTAGTTTTACGTATGTTGTAGCTCCGCTCTTAATTAACAAATCCCCAGAGCTAGTAAGCTCAACGTCGCCAATCTTTCCAATAGTTGCCAATATTTGCGGACAGTCAATTTTTTGACTTGAGCTAATTTGTCCACTTACGGAAAGGTCTCCACTTACGCCAAGGTTTCCACCCGCGCCAAGGTTTCCAGTTGTAGTAGCATTTCCGTTTACCGTCAAATCCCCAGATATACTTGTCGCCGCAAAAGCAGCTAATCCTCCGTAATAATTATTGGCTTGAACGGAATTAGCATCAACCTCCCCGGTCACCTCTACGTCTCCGACTACATCTAATGCGGCAGTAGGAATAGCTTTATTGATGCCGACATAGTTGTTATTAGGTTCGATGACTAAAGTGTCTGTGTCTACTGTTAGACCATCAGTTACTATCGCATCGCTCTTCGACTCTAGATCTCCATTTACAGTTAGATCGCCTGCGATCTCTGGATTAGGGAAAGAAGAAAGGAACGTATATGCGGCGGCAGGAATCTCTGGGCTTACGGGAATGGATCCGGAAAAGTTGTGTCCGATGACCTCTCCATTCAGATCTACTTGAGCCTGCAAAACTGTGCGAACATTGCCGTCAGAAGAAGTAAGCTCGACCTCGAAGAACGTCTTCACAGAACTAGATTGTGCTATAAGCTCGTAAAGTCCTGCAGTAGCGAGCGAGAGAGTTCCTCTGACTCCGTTGTCTGCTATGTTTGTGAATGTATTCGTGAACGCTAGAGGATCTCTAAAAACTCTCCACAGCCACACCTCTTTTGTCGTAGCGTCTCCAGTTACTAATTTAGTGACGCTCACCGTGCTTCGAGGCTGTAAGAGAGTGACGTCGATAGAAGGGATGTTTTGCGCTCCGACTGCGTCAAATTGAATCTTGAAGACAAAGCCAGTCAGCTCGGTCGTGACATTTGATGATGCAATAGAAGCGACCGCAGTTTGAAGATCAGACGCCGAGTGATTGTAAGCCAGAGTCTGAGATCCATCGACTTGATAGCTGCCAGACTCCGGACGAGCGTCGAGATTGCCCATGCCGAGACGAATCTCTGAGTAGTCTTGAATGTTCAAGGCTCCATCTGTTCCTGTAAGATACAGATCAAGCTCGATGCTATCGCCTACGACGAACTGCGTAAATTTTTGATTTCTGAGATCGTCGATCCCTCGGCATCGAGCTGATCGCAGGTTCTCAGTATCGAAGTTTATATATACAGACTGTCCCATTAAAAATGCTCCTTCTGTCAATTTACTCCTGCCATGCTTCGTGCTTTCTCACATGGTCGATCACTTGGTCGAATGTCTCCTCTAGCTCGATAGGAGGACGCCATCCTGCGGAGTATATCTTGCTGCTGTCGAGAGCGTAGCGAAGATCGTGTCCTGCTCTTGTCCGGTGAAAGTCTACAAACTCGTAGATGAGTTCTTCTCCCATTCTATCAGCGATCTTCTGCGCCAGTTCTAGATTCGTTATCTCCTCTAGTCCTGCGATGTTAAACTTAGTCATTCGAGAATGCTTTTCGCCGTAGGAAGCGAAATCTATCTCTTGAAGCATGAAGAGCCAAGCGTCGGCTAGGTTCCTGCAGTCTATATACATTCGAGATCCGACCCTGTCTGGCTGTCCGTGAACTGTGACAGCCTCTCCCTTATGAACGCGAGAGACGATCTTCGGTAGATACTTCTCCGGATCCTGCATCGTGCCGATCATATTCATGCAATGAGTGATGGCGATCGGAGTTCCGTATGTTCTCCAGTAGGCAAAGCATAAAGCGTCTTGTGCCGCTTTAGATGCCGCGTAAGGATTAGAAGGAGCGATGACATCCCATTCATGATGGCAATGGTCTCCGTAGGCAGAGCCGAAGACTTCGTCTGTCGAGCAATGGATGAACTTCTCTAGACTAGGAAGATCGCGAGCGAAGTGCAGAATGTTTCCAATCAGCCGAGTGTTTGATTCCCAGACGTATATGGGATCCTCGATCGACGTGTCTACATGCGAGATCGAGGCGCAGTTTATGATGTAGTCTATATGTCCGATCCGAGATGCTGTTCGCTTCGAGATGGGAGCGTTAAGATCGTGGCAGATCATCGAGTATCGAGGATCTCCGGAGACTCGCTCTGCATCGCCTAAATGACGAAAGGAGTCGAGTCCGACTACCTCCCATTCTGTTTTTTCTAATGCCCACTTCGCCGTATGAGATCCGACGAAGCCTGCGCTCCCTGTTATTAGTAGTCTTTTTTTCATATAAATTTATGGAATGGAGTGCGCCGATATCGTAGATGCCCTCTCGTCTCTCCCTCTGTTTCGTGATAAGCCTTGAGAGTGGTAAGTCCTCCCTCTGCATCCTCGTCTCTCACGACGTGATCGCAGACCGTGTGAGTGATACAGCAAAATCGGAGTCCTTCCGGATGCCATTTGTGCCAGTTAAGATACAGATCCTGCGTCCCTCCTCCATCGTATCCGTCGAAGTGAGCTAGAGATGCGGCTCGCTTGCTCATGAGAGTGCATCCGAGTCCAGTCCAGTCCGTCTCGATGACTGCGCCTCGACCTGTGCCGACATGACTGTTGTCTAGCCATCCTCTGCGTCTCCACTTCTTCGCATTCAGCTCGAAGACGTTGCCGCTCGGAGGACATTTTTTAATGCGCTCATTTATCCTGCCCATTCTCTCATGCTCCTTGTCGAATGATTCTCGGCTCATGTCCTTATTTTTTAGCCTCTCCTCGCAAGAGTCTATGAGTAGCTGCAGCTTGCTGGGAATGATCCGCTCCTCTGGCAGATAGTCCTCTGCGATCGGATGCCTATAGCTTCCATGTCCTCCTAGAAAGCTCCCGCCTCCCTGCGAAGGATAAGTGACGAAGGAGACGTCGTAGTAGCCTCCGTCGAAGCGTAGCATGTCTAGAGATACAGATAGAGCATTGTGAGGAACTAGAACGTCTGCCTCGACGCTCCAGAGAAAGTCGCATCCCCAGCGTCTCGCTGCGTCAAATCCTGTAGACTGCAGAGAAGCTATTAGGATCTGCCGATCCTTTTTGTAATGCTCTCCGCTCTCCTCCATGTCGATCGCTATGATCTCGCGATCCTCGAAGTCTTTAGCCAAGGCATCGACTGCCTTTTTGCTCGCCTTGTCTGTGACTACGATAAGTCGATGATCGAACTCGGAACCCTCATGCTCGATCGCCGTCCTAGTTCTACGAAGGCATACTTCTAAGGGATCGATGTAAGATTTAGTAGCTACAATGACTGTCGCTATTTTTTTCATTTTTATTAGAATCTATTTTATTGGAATCTATCGACCACATCCATATCTATATTGCTTCTACTATACGGAACTGTGGTTTGATTAAGGAAAATCATAGCATTGGCTGGAATAGTCTTTGTCTTTATATTTGAGTAATCTCCTAAATCTGGCAAGCCTATGTTTATAATGCTAGAATTATTAGCGTCGCAAGCCTTGAAGGAGTATGGAATTCCTCCACCATTGGCTACGATTCCTTTGTCGTTAGTAAACACAAAGCCTCCAAAGTATCCTCTCCCATTGCCAGTTTCTATCAATCTAGTTCTACGCAAGTTAGCGTCATTTCCTCCCTTTTGTATTTTAATCAATCCTTTGAGATTAGTGTGCGAACTAGAGGACATCCCTAAAGTTGCAGCATTTTGACTTGCCATCGATCCCTTGTTCACAGAATTAGTGCTGAAGAGACTAAAGTTTTTTGCATATTTAATTACAGAAGATCCGTCAGCTTCGTGTATGAATTCGGCATTGCCTAGATCACTATTATATCCAAATCCTTTTATGTGAGTGTAGATATCTCCGTAGTATTCATCAGAAGGAAGAAAAGTAGCGTATCGATTTAACTTATATCCAGCTCGAAAATTAGTTCTACCGAGTATAGGATGACAAATACTTTCGTAGCTATTGCTAGCGGCAGTATTGACAGTAACATTCGCAGATTGGCTTAGAACTGTCGTAGTAACATATTCGTGAGCTATCGTAGCGTTTTTTGACCCTCGAATAGCTCCACTTATATCAGAAGAACTTTTATATTGAATTCCTCCTTCTTCACCTTTGTCCAAAGTTATTAGAGTCGCATTTCGATAGCGAGTCCCCACTCCGAACTCGGCTGTTTGAGTTACAGACGGCGAGCCAACTTTAGATAGAAAACTTTCATAAATAGTATGACCCCTTGGTTTAGTGTTTGATCTTTGAAAGTATCCTCTGACCGAATTCCCTTCTTTCCAGTAAGTAGTTAAAAGAGATACATCTATCACTCCATCGCTTCCTGATCTAGTGAAATTCTCCGTTGTAACGTCCGGGAAATATCCTTGAACATTATAAGATCCACCGAAGCCATCATCCTCCGTATTGGTAGTAGTTCTCTTTCTATTAGTAGTTTTGTAGTCGTAATAGTAAGATCGGAATGTAGACGAATCATATACATATCCGCGACTCTCCGTATCGTTAAAATTCACTGGATGACTATAATCCGTAAAGTCTGAGTATATCTTAGTTCCTTCAGATGAAGTATAACCAATAATACTGTGAGGTTGCGTTAAATTAGTAATCGCATTTCCAGTTTTCTGAGTCTCGCCTACGCTGGGAACATATATTTCGTATGATATAGCTTGATTCAAGGGAGGCTGAGTAATGTAAAGCTCAGTCAATTTGTCAGTAAGAGAAGCACCGCTTACAAATCCATTGCTAAGGCGAACGCCTCCTTTTAGAAAACTAGCTTCTCCGTGAACAGTAAACTCACCATACGTTCCCACAGGAGTATTCGTTATAGTTTGCTTATCGGTAGTAAAGCCATCCTTTGAGACTGTTTGATATGCTCCATTATAGCTACTGATCGTTGTTCTAATCTCGTAAAAACTGACGACCGTGCTAAGTAGATTGGAAGATTTTGCTGGGTATGAAACATTTACTTTTTCAGTCGCAGTAACTACTTCCGGTATTACCTCCTCTATAGTCGTAGGCGTAGTATTGTGATAGACGGCTTCTAAATGTCGAGTGAAGTTGGTAACGGTATCAGATCCGGTAATGGTTTGATCTTGATCTACAGTATCTCCATTAGGCGTCTCTCCGGTATTACCTGCGATTTTAATATAAGTAAGACTGTCTATATAAGTCGTAGTGGTAGCATTTACTACACTACCAGCAGCTACTCTTTCAGTAGTTCCTCCGATGCTAAAATTTGTGCTATTAGTAGTTCTTACTGTGTAGTTCCCAGTATTTCCATCGCCGTCACCAGATTGTCTTTTTCGAGAGGCAGTAAAACTATAAAAACCTTCTGCGCTCGATGACGTAATACTGCTCCCGTAACTTCTGAAACTACGATATGTGCTAGATGAACTCGCGCTCCTTCCATTTCCGAAAGCATTGCCTGTGCCTGTGTCTTTGCGAGTCTCGGAAAAAGTATTGAAGGTTTTTCTACTACACTCACCTTGAGTATCGGAAAATATAGAAGTAACTACTATTTCGCCAGTCATACCACTAGCAAAGCCATCACCTACTCTAGTTGCAGTATTTAAAGTTGATAAATACTGACTGCTTACTACATGATTTCCGTTGTGTATTGCTTTATTTTCAAAAGAAGTTTTATTCGTTCCTCCGTCAAAAGTCGTGGATTCCGAACTAGATGCTCCAGCTATTCTACTAACAGTTTGAGTTCCATCTGTCTTTACTTCGTTCTCGATAGCGTAATGTCTACGTGCGCTAGGTCTATTGTGTGTAAAAGCCATTTCATTACATAGTCTGCTTCCAAGTGTAGTAAATGTCGTTAGGATACTCTCCTGCAGATACACTTGTTTTCGGTATTTCGGCAGCTATATCTACGTTAAAAAATAAGTTGTGATTTACGACTTGGCTAGTGACATCTGTTTTAGTTACGATCGCGATTACATACTTAAACGAAGTATTTATCCCATTTTCCTCAAAAGGAATTCCGTCTGGAGGAGAATTTTCTCTGACTATGCTAACAGATGTTACTCCGTCCGTATCTGCTGATATATCTAGGCAAATATAACTGCTGCCACTCCCGTTGTCTACAGTTAGATTCGATGGGAGAACTCCATTCACTAGACCAGCGTTTACGACTACGTTGCTTTCACCTACGCTAATGATCTCGAAAGGATGATATCTAGTGTTTATAGTCTCTGGAGTCCCTGCATATATAAGAAGGGATCCGTCGTCGTTCTGCCTTACGTTAATTCCCCCAGCTCCCGTAGAATTATATAATCCATTGATCGCATCGATAAGCTCGTTAGCTTTATCTGTATCGAGTAGAGACGGAGCTTCGTTTTTAGTTAGTCTCTCGATCATATAACGAAAGTGCTGACGATTTCGTAGGTCTTATTATAATAAATATTTCCGATGTATTTCCCCGCCTCGAACTTAATAGGATTAGATGGATCACTAGTATTAAAAGTAAAAGTTAAGTCGCTGTCGATATTGCCTTGATTTCCGTTATTAGGATTTTCTTCATATCCCGCAGTTTCAATAGTAAAGGGAGCTAGAGTTCCGTTTTTTATCGAATCTAGACTTGCAGACGCATATTCATGTTTAACCCTAACGACGCAATTTATAGAGCCAGACTTCTGCTCCGTAGAAGCGAAGACACTTTCGTCGAAGTTTCTAACATCTTCTATGCCTTGTAGATTTAGCCATCCATAAAGAAAACTTTGAGTAATTACTACGTTTCCGGATCCTGTGACAGTAACCCCTGCAAACTTAGTGAAAGGAATGCTTTGAGCTTCAAAAGAATACCAAGTCGGAGGAACGATAGCATACTTAGATTCGATCTCAAAGATTCCATTCCCTATATCTCTTACAGATTCCTCATATAGAAAATACTTTGTTTGATTTTTATGAGCCGTCCCTATAGCTGTCGGTTTGTATGAGTCCTTATTCTGAGCCGACTTCTCTACAATCACGTAAGACTCTGGGATCTGCGGATCCTTGATGAAAAAATTAGCTTCTAGGTCTAGCTCTACTCTTTGCGTAAGAGGCGATGGCATGTCGTCTGTTCTAGCCATAATCTATTGCGATACGAATTTGCCCTCCAGAGTTGCGTTAATTTTTTCGAGAAGACCTTCAGAGCCGTCTTTATCTATCTGATTTTGTAAACTCGCCTGCATCTGCTCTTCGGTAAAAACCTTTCCTTTATTTCCTCCTACGAACTGCTGGAAATTCCCCTTCCCGTCTCTCTCAAATCGAATATCGTCCCCTCCCAGAAAAGAGGCTTGATCTCCCGCCATCCCTTTTCCTGCTAAATTGGCAGCTTTCTGGAGATCTCTTCCCGTTAGTTCGCTCCTAGGAGCATCCTTCGCAGCCTTAGCTTCTTCTGCGTCTCTCATTTTATTGGCTATGCGAGTGGCTTCCTCCTGCGAGACATTGTGATCGTTCATGATGTCTACAATTCTGTTCGCTAGTTCTACCCTTCTCTCCATAGCGGCTTGTCCCTTCTCATCGCCATCGGCTTGGGCGCGTATAGCCTGCAGCTCCATGTCTTCTATCTGCTTCTCTAGCCCCTTGATCTTCTCCGCTCTCTTATCGTCTGCCGTTGGCTCCTCTGGTTTTTCTTGAGTCTGCTCGGCGAGACTTGAAGCCTCTTCATGCGAGATATCATATTTTCTCATGATATCTAAGATCTTCTTAGTCAGCTCTGCTCTTTTCTCCAGACGAGCTTGCGCCTCCTCGTCTCCTTTAGCTTGCGCTCGAAGGGATGCGAGCTGCAGTCCATTAATCTCTTCTTCTAGAGCTTTAATTTTTTCTTTCCTCTTCTCTTCGTCTGTTGAAGTATCGACTCCTTCAGAGCCTGTGCCTCCTTCGCCTCCTGTGCCTCCTTCGGAGCCTGTGTCTCCCGCGCCTCCTGTGCCTCCTTCGGAGCCTGTGCCTCCTTCGCCTCCTAAGTCTTCGAGTTCCTTCTCCTTTTCTCTAGATTTTTCGAGTATCGCTTTCTGATTCTCTATCTCTTTATCGTAAAACTTGCCCGGATCGTATCCGGTTTCACCGACCACATCGAAACCCTCTTCGCCTCCTTGTAGCTCTCGCGCTCCTTCGATGCCCGTAGTTCCCATTAAGTGATCGGTATACGTCGCCGATCCCTTCTTTAAGTCTTCCTCTAGCTTCTTCGCTATTTTTCTAGTATCGATTAAGTCTATATCGACCATAGGAAGTTTATTCATCTTGATAATCATCGCGTTCACAGCGTCGAAAAATTCCATCTTTAAGATATTTCCCAACATCCTCGCAGAAGTAGACATCTGATTCCAAAAGAAGTCTGCGAAAGCTCCGAAAGCGTTTCGAGCGAAGATGACAGCATCCGCCATACTGTTTATCATTCCTACGCCTAGCATCGCGCCCGCTTTGGCGACCGAAAGTCCTAGAATTTTTAGCGCGGCTCCGTCTGCTTCTCCTGCTATTAACTCTCCTACTCGAATCGTAGCTTTATTCTTGAATCGCTCTATCGTATCTGCCGCCTTGTCAAGAGCTTTTTGAGTCTCCGCGTCCATGATTCCGTAGGCTTTCTCGATATCTTTAGCCATCTTCCCGTAGCCATCCTTGTCGAGTCGCTTAAAGACCTCTATGAGTCTGCCTGCGTTCTTCTGT